TCCTTTAAGAGCATCTACACCCATTTTTAGTAATCTAAAAGGTCTTGATAATACATCTATAACAGTAGCTAAAACTTTTCTTATTTGAAAAAGTCCTTTAGTAGATACCTTTTGAAAAAATTTATTTAAAGCTTGGAATCTAGTATCTAAAAAGAAAAATAAATTTTCTAATTGCATTATTAGTCTAGTAGGTGAAAATATTCTTTGTAAATTTTTAGTTAGATTAGCGAATGCTTCAGACTTAAGAATATCTCTTGTTACTTTAACTAATAATGTTGATCTAATAAATTTATCTAAACCATATATAAACGCTACAAAAGCTCCTCCTATAACAGCTACTAAAGGAATAGTAGGACCTTTTAAATCTTCTACTACATCATCAGTTCCTGCTGCATCTATTTTTTTATTTTCAGCATCTTTACCTGCTTCTTGTAAATTTGCTTGTGCTGTTTTATCAAACCTATCTCTTTTTCTATCCATTTCAGCTTTAGTTAACATACCAAATTGTTTTGCAACATTTTTATCAATATTTTGTAAAACTTCAAACGTAGCTCCTTGCAAATCTGTAGTTATATCAAAAAGATCTTTTAAAAGAAAAAGGGAATTATCCATTTCTGCAGAAAATTTTGCAGTTTGATCTAATGCTTTAACTTGTTTTTCTACATTGGCTTTAAAGTCTTTAAAAAAAGTTTCTGCATTTTTAAAAAAATCAAATATTTTTAAGAAAGCTAATCTTTGAAAATCTAAACGACCTGCAGTTGAAGAAGAAGCTTGAGCTGCTATTTTTTTTCTGTCAGCATTACCATCCATCATCTGTTTAGTTAAACCCGCTAAAGCGAGATCTTGCGTTTCACCTAGTTTATCTACTGCAAGTTTTACTTCATTTTCAGCCATGTTTTTGTTTTTCCTCCGCCATTTTCTTAGCTTCTCTATCTAAAAAGTTAATAAGCATTTTGACATAAATCTCTCGCTCGAAAGGTATCATATTTTCCAGCTCTGTCAAACTATATTTATGGTGTTGCATTAGAGAAAAATTAGTATAATATAAATTTTCTAATGAATCATGACAGAGCGCTAGGTAAAAAAAGATTGTAGCCCTTCCAGGACTACTGAGTCTTCTTGACCGCAAGTTTCACAAATCCATTTTACTTCATGTTGTAGTTTAGGCATGGTATTAAAAAAAGTATTTAATTTAGTAAATTGGTCTTGTGTTAATGCTTCAAGAAAGTCTTTTATCTCTAATTCTGTAAATTGTTCGTATGTAGTATTCTTATCAAATACATTTACTACACATTTACCTATTAGTTTTAAAGTTGCATCTATATCTAACTTTTTTACGTCTAATATAGTATCAATAGGTGGTAATTTTAATTTAACTCCTATATCATCAGTAACTTGAATAACGTCTTTGTGATCTGGATTAAATTTTACTTTAACATCGTCCACATGTATTTTTATTTTATTTAAAGCTTGACAGTCTTTTATTTTATTATGAGGTATATTTACCTCCATAATTTCATTAACTGATTTAGCTCTTAATTGTAAAAATAAAAACTCCATATCAAATGTTTGAAACTTCTTAACATCTACATCTGGTGTTAATATACAAGCATCTAAAACATTCATTGTAGCTTTTCGTATTTCTTTAGGGTCTTGTCCTTCCATAGCCATATAAAGAACTTTTTCTTCTTTGACTAAAAAAGGTCTAAATCTAATATCTTGTCCTGTTGAAGGAATCTTAGTACCAAATTCAGGTTTTAAAAGTTTAGGCAGGGCCATAATCATTCACTCCTTTATATTAAAAAATTATATTCTTCCTCTTATTACTTGTCCAGCTGTCATAATAGCTGCTGTTCTTTTTGCTCCAACTCTTCCTGCTACTGCTCCTACTCCTGTGCTTACAGCAGCTCCTAAACCGGAAGTTAAAAATGGATTTGCAGGTCTTCTTTGTCCTGCTAAAGCAGGTTGTAATTGATTTCCGGTTTCTATAAAATATCTATACATTAATCTTACTGATAGTTTCATTACTTCACCACTACCCCAACTTACAGCTGTTGCATCTACGTTAGAAGGATAAACATCTATTAGTTTAGTTTGAAAAGTAGGTTTATCACTAAAATCATTATACAGTCTTATAGTTACACATTCTGATAGGTAACCTCTTGCTGGATCTTTTGCATAACCCATTTCAAATTGATCTTCTATTCTACTACTAGCTCCATCAAAATTTTCTAAATTTCTAGCATTTCCTACAGCTAAATCTTGCCAAGATAAAAATAATCTTCTTTCTCTTTGATCAGGAGAACAAATTAATTCTATATTAATAGGAGGATAAACTGCTTTACCTGCAACAAAATTGTCAGGTCCATAAATTCCATAATTAATAGGTTCAGATCCTCTTCCTGGAACTGTAGCACTATCTACATGCAGAGTAAATACATTTTCAGGTACTCCTCTTTCTGGATTAACAAAACTTGCAAATTTTATACCTGGAGGTTCAGTAATTAAAACATCAAAATTACTTTGTTTAGCTGGACCACCTCTTTTAGCCATTTCAGAATGAAATTCATTTATATTAAACGGCACGTCTTGACTCCCTCCAAACTGTTTCTTTGCTTGCTTTCTGAAAGCGTTCAACTGGTAAAAATAAAGCTATGTCCCACTCCTTTGGTTCGATGTATAAAAATCTAGATCTAACATTACTATTAAGGTATCTCTTTATAGTTGGTTTAAATAATCTAAACTTACTAGCACCTTTTAAAATTTTATAAGTTATTCCAAGTTTAGTACTAGTATCATATTTAGCATTAGTTACCGTGTCATATAAAGCATCCATTAATTTAGCTCTTAAAACATAAGGAAGATAATGTAAGTTAATACCTATAAAACCATCTGGTGTTTTATCAATAGGAAATATCATAGGAAATCTATCATAATATGGTAATGTTTTTTTTCCTTTCGGATCATAAAAGAACATATACATATTACCAGGAATAACTGTTCCTCTAAGTCTATCCCCTTTTAATAATGTTCTAGGAGCTACTGAAGTATTTTTAGCTTGATCTCTATACCAAGTTCTTGCTTCTTTAGTTTTAGCTGGTATTAATCCTCTTGCAGCACCTTTTTCTAATATATCAGTAAATAAAACAGCAGGCATATTATCCCTTTATATGTAAATCTTTCTCAGTTAATATTTTAAATTTCCAATTTCTTTTTTTGCAGAAGTATCTAGCAGCATCCCATTTATAAGTATTTATCGCATAATTTTTAACTTCATTTATATACTTTCTTGTTCTTCTTTGCTGAGGTCTAGGTTCTTTAGTAAACTTATCAGGTTTAATTTCTATTATCCAGTTTTCTATATTATTAGTTTTATTTTTAACTTTTAATCTAAAATCTGGATAATATCTATGAATCTTACCATCTAATGGATGTCTATAAGGAATAATAATTTCTTCTGATTGCCATTCAATAACATCATCTCTTAGATCACAAAATCTCATAAACTTTAACTCCCACGAACTTCTATAAATTATGTTAGTAGGATCACCTTTATATTTGTTTGGATATGTTGGTTTGTATCGGCCTTTCATATTCACCTTATAAATAATATAAACTTATAGGAGTATTTATATGCCCGGCTACATACCAAAAGCTGATCCAAGAAAAAAGCCTCAAAATCAACTTGAAGAAGCTTTATCAGGTCAAGGAGAAGAATATTTTTGGCCAGATAACTTAGTAACTACAGATCATTATATCTCATTTGATGTATATGAGCATATATTTAGACAAGGTACTGCTCCTAAAAAAAGAGATAAACTAATTAAAATTAAATTACCTATGACTGATAATTTACAGTTACAACAATCTCAAAATTACTCAACTAGTGAAATAGGTATTATTGGTAAAGTAGCTGCTGAAACTTCTGCTGCAATTGCTTCTTCCGATGGTGTAGGTAGTTTTATGGATAAAGTTTCAAATGTTAGTAATCAGGATATAAGAAACGCTATTGAAGCTTTAGGATTGCAAGTAGCTACTTCTGAACTAGCTCCTTTATTAGGAGGTTTTGTAACTGGTGGAGCAGGAGGAGCTGTAGCAGCGTCTGGAGGTGTACAAGCTTTTAATGCTGTATTAGCGCAACAAGGAATAGCTAGAAATCCTTTTCTTTCTACTTTTTATAATACTCCAGGAATAAGAACTTTTACATTAAGTTGGAAATTAATACCTAAAACAGAATTAGAGCAAGGTCAAATTCATGCAATAGTAAGTGCTTTTAGATATTATAGTTCTCCCGACTTTAGTAGAGGTCAAATTGCTTTTGAATATCCTGATATGTTTGATATAACTTTTAATCATGGAGATTTTTTATATAAACCTAAAATGTGTGTATGTAATAATATTGATATTAATTATCACTCTGATGGAAAACTTTATCATAAATTATCTAACGATTTAAAAGCTCCCGTTGCAATGACTATGACAGTTGGTTTTCAAGAAACTATGGTTGTAACTAAAGGCGATATTAAGAAAGGTCACTAATGCCATATTTTTTTAATAATTTTCCAGACGTTAAATATGACGTTAATAAAAACGATAAGTTTCAAACAGTAAAAAATATTTTATTGAGATATCAGTTTAGAGACTTTCCTTTATATAAAAATAAAACTTCTGTTTTTTATCAACATAATGTTGAAGAAGGTCAAAGACCAGATATTATAGCAGAAAGATATTATAAAGATGCTTCTTTACATTGGATAGTTTTAATAACTAATAATATAATTGATCCATATTATGATTGGCCTTTAGACTATACAGAGTTTCAAAATTATGTAAGAGAAAAATATCGTTATCAAGGATCTTTAGTATGTTAATGAACAAGAAATAAATGACAATAAAAGAACTATTAATATTTTAAAAGATTCTTATGTACCACAATTTTTAAGAGAAGCTGAAAGCATATTTGAATAATGGCAAAATTTCAATTAGATAATGTAGAGATTGATACTTTTCAATTAATAAATTCAGAAAATAAATCAGTTAATATAGAACCAATAACTGCTGAATTTGTAATAACTGAAAATTTAAATCTAATGGGAACTGTTATTGATATAATAATTACGGATAGTTTAGATTTAAGAACTACATTTCCTATAGTTGGGGATGAATTAATAGATGTTGTTTTTAAAACTAATCAGAGTGAATATGATTTCAAAAAAATACATTACCTATTTAAAATTGTTAGTATGACTAGATATGATAGAGACTTAAGAAATCAAACCTATGTTTTACGAGGAGTAACTTTTGAAGTAATTAATAATTTACAAAAATCAGTTAATCAATCATATACTAAGTTAACTATTGATAAAATAGTAAAAGGTATATTTGAAAGTTATATAAAAGTTCCTTCAGTTATAAATGGGTTTGCTGCTACTAAATATCCTAATAAAGAAATAGTAACATTAGAAAAAACTTTAGAAGAAAAATCATACGTTTTTCCTGGAATGGATCCTTTTAAAGTAATTAGATTTTTATGTAATGAAGCTCAAATACATCCAAGTAAAGATAGTTCATTAGGAAATAATTTTTTATTTTACTTAGATAGAAAAGGCTGGCATTTTACTACTAAAGATTTATTAATGAAAAAAGAACCAGTATTTAAATTTGGATTTGCTGATAAAACTTTAGAGTTAGGAAATGATGGTCCTAAAGAACTAAAATTTGATCCTTATGAAACTATATTAGAAATAAACTCTACTAAAACATTTGACGATATATCAGGAATAGAAAGCGGTGTATTTAATTATTTAATTGAAACTATAGATCCAATAACTAAACAATTTAGTGAAGACTTTTTTGTTTATAGAGATCAAAAGAAAAATTTTACTCATAGTGAATTAGAAGGTT